ACAAAGGAAGCTTTTCCATTTTCTCTAAGTTAATATCATATATATCACCAACTGATACTGTTGCTATTTGCTCGTGGTACTCACCAATTCTACATAAATAGTTTACTACATTGTTATAACTCTTATTTCTTACTGTCATAATTTACTTTATTTTGACTTTCTAAATCTGTTTCATAACTTAGCCAAGTTAAGCATTCTAATAAACTTAGCTTTGTTATCTTTTCTAAATGTACTATCTCACCACCTGTTAATCTATACATTACTGCAAACCAACTCCATTTTTCACCAAAAGAATCACTTACTATTGTTCTTTCTCTTCCTGCTTCAGTTCCTTCAAATATAATTGCATAGTCTGAAAAAATACGTTTACGAAAGTCCAAAAAAAAACCAGAGCATTTTGAACTTGTTCTGCTGACATCTTTTTCATTTCTTCTGCTCTTATACTTATATCTCCATCATATGCTTCAATAGTATAAACTCCATTTTGTGTTTCTTTTACAATTGGCCTAAATAGTACTGCCATAGCTTCAGGTAATTTTCTTTGTATATCACTTTTTATAAAAGTTTCAATATCTGCATATTCACCTAATGTTATGCTATCTAGATCAGGGTGAAATCCATACTTAACACCATCAATCTCTACTACTTTTTTTAACACACTACTTTGCTCTGTTTGCAATTTAGCTATTCTACTCATTATTGCTGCAACATCTGATATTTCCAACTTGTTAATCAAGTCTTTAGGAATATTAGACAATTCTGCAATTGTGTTTAAAGCTTCCTTACTTTTAGAACCTGTATGGAAACTTATTAATTTTTGAAAGGTTTCTAAAGTGACATCTGACCACTTGTTAATTAACTTGAACTTTTTTTGCTTACCTTTTTCTTTAATAAGTATGTCCATATATTTATATAATAGAAATTTTGTGTATTTAGTTTAATGTTTTATATTTGCCGACTACAAGACAAGTTTTTTAAGTTAGTAAAAGGAGTAGGCATAAACGTGAGCGTGTCTGCTCCTTTTTTAATATACATAATATTTACCTGCATTTGGATTATCTAAATGGTAAATTACATTATATCTAATTCCATCAATAGCGTGATTATAAGCATCAACATAAAGCTTACTACCTTTATCTGCATATACATAGTTATTTAGCTCTTTAGCTATGTTTGTAGATTCAGGAGTTATAATTAATTCATAGTCTTGCATTCTTGTTATACCACTTTCAATAGTTCCTTTCTTTACAGGTTTTAT